ACACTTGTCTCTATCTTCTTCAGGTAATTGATCTACCATATGTTTGAAAGCCATAACTACATCACCGGGCTGTTTTCTTCTGATGTTGCGGTTACTATAAAGTACTTTAAATTCATACTTATCTAGCTCGTATTGTTTGCAAAAGTTAATATATTCGGTTGTCGACTTATTCACAGGAAAGAATCTCTTACTGTTGATACCGTGAGCAACATACTTCAATTGCCAATCTTCATAATCTGGTAGTATTCTTTTATTTATGCCATAGGTCTGTTTGGAAATAGATAACAAGAGGTCGCAACTACGATAAAAGTTTTCATTCCACATTGGATCTGGAAGATCATCCCAAATATTATTATAAAATATTGGAATCTGTGTTCTTATTTCGTGTTCCATCTGATACAACCATATCCAAAATCTTGGATCTGTATAGTGTAATATTGCATCAGGCTTTTCTGCTGCTATAACCTCTCTTAATACATCAGGATTACCGTACCCACTAACAGGATAAATCTTTACAGATGCATCCTTTACTCCGGATTCAGTTGCCGCCATCTGTGACATGTCAGTCACTTTTCCTTCTTCAGGATGTTTGATAGCTCCTCCTATCTGTACCCAGTCATATTTGTGTAATGTATTCATTACGATATCCTTGGATACAGTTGCGACTCCACTATGCATACGCATATCATCACTCAGTAGTAATATTTTTTTCTTTGCCATAACTAAAAATTGCTTCCACTGACTGTTAAGTTGTCAGTTGTTTCTAATTTATTTTGAAAATCCGGATCATTTAAATATAGATACATTGATCTATTAGCTAATCTCTGTAGCGTCATGTTAGAGTTCACAGTAGCTACTTTGAAATGAGTATATAGTGTTTCTAATATTTTCACCGATGTTAATTTTATAGGTTTGTCCATTGTATTCTCCATACTTATGTAGATATATATCTATGTAGATATAAAAACAATTGATTTATGTGAGAATAATGAAATCTTTTCCCATCTTTTTTATGTAGTTTATTGTTGAAGATGTACCTAATGAATTATTTAAGTTTCCTTTCGTGACAAATGCTACCAACTTATCACAAGCCTTTGCTATTTGTTTATTACGTACAAAATAATAACTCATCTTAAATGGTTTACCAAACACATCTTCCGGTAAAACACAATGTATGTTGTATGGATAGTGAAATGGTGGATACTCTCTATACTCCACGTCAAGCTCAAGGGAATATTTTTTAGCTAGATAATCTGCTCCATCCTTTTGACCTCCACTCAACACAACCAATTCGTCTCCAAACCGTTGCCTCAATTGAAATATAAAATCTTTGACCTTGCGTTTATCTTGATAAGTACGTGAACCAACTATACCTATCTTCACTACACACCCTCAACACAGTGTTCTGTTTTCCTAAATTCACACCACTTACATGCTTTTTTGCTTGGTGTTGCTAATTGTTCCGTAATGAATTCTCCATCATCTGTAAAACTCTTTGCTATGAATTCTGCTAACCCATTACTTGCTCTGTTCATACTCACCGAACCATTAGCCGGAACAAACTTCTGAACTCTCTTCTGAGGAAAGTCTGCTTTCTCATATAATCGTCTCTTAACAATAAAATATTCGACATCAATCTGCTCTACTGATACTTTCCACTGCTCTGCAAGAAATCTTTTATACAAGAGTAGCTGTGAAGTTTTAGTCTTATCAGCTTTCATCCATTTGTTCCAACCCATAGTAGATGTCTTAATGTCTATGATCTTATAAGTATTTGTTGGTTCATGATACATAACCACGTCCAAGAAACCTATAAATCGTACACTCTCCGATAGTTTAATATTAATTGGAACTTCAATACCCTTGAGCTGCCATCCTTTCTTGGAAAAATATTCTCCTCTTCGCTTTACAAAGAAATTTATTATGTCTACACCATCTTGAAAGAATTCTTGTAATTCTTCCTTTGTACATGGTACACGATCGTGCTTTTCTTTGGTTGACATAAACTCTTTGATCATTTCTTCTTGGAGTCTTGATTCTAACGGTAATGCATCTGCTGCTTTTGCCGTTTGGGTATACATTGTGGTCAAATATTCCTGCAGTACTGTATGCATAGCTGAACCAAATAGTAAATGTATACTTGGTTTAAATTCTACTAGTTTGTCAATATACTTGAGCTTCCACTGCTTTGGACAATTTTGCCATAATGTTAGCTGACTATAACTGATTCTTTTCATTTTATCTTCTTCATCTTATCTTTTGATACCCCATACTGGCTGCAAAATAATTTAAATATTTCTTTATCATTGATCAATCTTAATCCTTCTACCGCATCTCTCTTACTGAGGTTTAAGTGTTTACTAGCCAACTCAACCAACCAATCTGGATATTCACTTTCTTTTTTACCTTTGACATATCTATTAAATTTACTATTTTTTGGTATTACCGAACACCAGAACTTATAGACATCTCGTGGGGAAGTCAACGATAAACTGTATTTTTGAAAGTGATTAACTAGAGGAAGCAACTCAGCGTCCATACTAAGAAATCTATTAATCATGTATGGCTGAAATGCTTTCTTGTCTCCATCACTAAAAGATTCCCAGGGCTTTTTGTAATTATTTATTTGCTTGATCCAGTCAAATATATTCACTCTACAGCAGAAGTTTTAGTGAACTCTTCATTTACATGCAGACATGACTCGCACGCGAACACTACTATAGGTACGATAGTATCCTTACCACTTGGTGATACGATAGCCGACATTCTCTTCAGTAGTGTAGTTTGTTTAAATGTGAGGTTGCCGCATTTTTCGCACACCATATCTGTTGCTTTTGATAAATCGATATTTGGTTGCTGTCTTGGTTTTTGGCCTAGGCCGTATGTTTCTGACATTATGTCTCCGTTTTTAGTATGTTTACGATCAGTGCCATGAAGTTGATTTCTTTATCAACGGCATGAACGTCTCTGTATTGAGCTTCACTCAAGTGTAGTATTATTTGTGGTTCTGATCCCGATGGTGCATAATTATCCATCTCATCATACAAGAACTTAATTAGTTCATTGTAATCCTGTACGTGATTGTCTGCTACCAACTGACGGATACTTCGCAGTGAACTCTTCTTTGATAAGTGTTTCACTAATTGTTGCTTATAGCTCTGTTCTATCACAGATGAAGCATCAATTTTTATCTTCCCACCAACAGTCTGTCTCTGAGCTGAGTTGATTACTTGTCTGATGTCAGGGTATCCCATATTAACCAGGACAGCCACATCATCAACTTTACATTGTATACCTTCAGTTTGAAGTATATTATACAGATGAGAAGCTACTTCTTTCTTGGAAGGGGGCTTGACGTTATATGCTTGACAACGAGATTGGATTGGGTCTATAATCCTTTCAACATAATTACATGTTAGAATAAATCTCGTATGTTGACTAAAAGTCTCCATTATGTTTCTCAATGCTGCTTGACTGACTGGTGTAAGATAGTCAGCTTCATCTAATATTACAATCTTTAGTGGATTAAAACCTACAGAAGATGCGAACGTCTTAATTTTATCTCTAACAGTGTCAATATTTCTCTCATCACTAGCATTAATATATAAATAATCACTAGAGACGTTCTTAACTATTATTTTAGCTAGTGTGGTCTTACCTGTTCCAGCCTTACCATACAATAATAAATGTGGAATATCAGAACTGCTAATGTATCCCTCAAATTTACTCCGGAGATGTGCATTACCTACATAGTTTTTTAGATCTTTAGGTCTATGTTTTTCAGTCCAAATGTATTGGTCTATCATTAATTATCATCCTGTATTGCTGTTAAGAAATACTCACTGTGATAGTCTCCACTGTTAAATTTAATATGAAGCAATCCTTTATCTGAAAATTTTAACTCACCCAATGTACACTCTCTATTAGCTACAAGTATCTCTTTGAATACATTTGCATTGAAAGTTAATCTCTCCATAGGAAAATCACTTTTCTTTACATTTAGAGGTATGCTAACCCTATGTGAATTCGTATTAGAGTGACCTATAACAATTTTAGTAGTACCGTTTTGAATTAAGCTAAAAGTTTCTATCTCTGATAGAGCAGTTTTACCTTTTATGAATGTATTACTGAAGTTACTATCCACATCTACACTTAGATCAAAGTCTGGTAGATTCTTTAGAGAAGGTGGATCTTCAAATACACTCAAGTCTGCTAATGCAAAATTAACCTCATTCCCATTACTTTTCAACTTCAATGATATAGCTGCTTGATCTATCTCTACCAACGATACGTCTAGATTTCCATCCAGCACACTGAGCATCCTTGATAGTTGACCTGTTGAGTATACACCAAGTACACGATCATCAAAATCAACATTATCTACTTTTACTTTACCAATCAAAGACTTATCTGGAGTCATCATAGCTGTCAATAGATTATTGTTTTTAAATATCCACTTCACAGAATCTATTGATCCTCCTAAAGAGTATTTAATTATAAACCTCTCTAACTTAGTTTTATTCATTATCATTTAGATACTCCGGCAAGTCGCCCTCTTTGGTGTTGTATCCGCCTGAGTATGAACCCCAGCTTTTACTATCACCTATTATGAATTGAGCTACTCTGGACATCTTTTCTAACTCCATAGTGCCTCCCATGTTATATAACATACCATTTATATGGCCTTGATATCCTGAATCATATAGACCACTTAAAATATACACACCATTACGATTAAGCGTTGATCTAGTTACTAACCAACCAACCGTTCCTGGTTGCATCTCGACATAAGCTGGTGACATGAAATCATATATACCTTTTTCCAAATTCCATATCTCTTTACCATCTTTGTCCTCCGTCGTTACCAATTCTCGTTCTCTATGAGTCTTGTCTTCTTGGTGTAGTGTAAACTTTGTAGTTGTATCAACTTTCCATATTTTTTCTATTCGTAAATCTACAGCATTTGGTTCTACATGATTAACAAGAACACCTTTCAACCATCCGTTCTTGATGGGCTCCATTGGATTATTAAACATTTATACTCCTATGTTATCGCAAGTTTGTGCCATCATCGGCAAACTTACTCGTTACTGCTATTGCATTCCAAGGATGCAAACTTTCTTCATGTGATATCGATACACTGAAATCTGATATCAAGTTTTTATCATACCACCCATCTAATGCTTTGTGTAATATTCTGGCCACATCTTCACTAAATAATAGATTAGCTCCATTCAACTCTGCAAATGCTTGCTCATCTTTTCTCTTCACTACTATCTGTACTTCGGTAGGTATGTGCTCTCTACATAATTCTACTAAGTCCTCTATCCAAACTATCTTTTCATCAGTTGGATCAAAGCCTACTGTGACTGTAGCTATTGATCGTTGGCTATGTGCATTTGCTGCAGCTTCTCTTCTAGTTCTAGCATCATAAGCTAACTCAAAGCTACATGGACAGGTCGAAGAGTATACATACTCAATAGTTAAATAAAATGTGTATGGGCTGGATCCGTCAGAAGTCTTTTTATACTTACAATCCAATGTGGTATTATATGCTATGTGACCCTCCAAGTTAGATCTCAGAGATTGTTGAGTCCATGGGTACTTGAAACGTAACTTACAATAAGCTGTATTGGAACCTTGCTTTTCCGCCAATTCAGAAAGAGCTTCTTTAATACCATCTATTGATAATTTATCCTTAATCTTTTCATGCATAAGAAGATACAATCTAGATAAATTCAATCCTTTGGCGTTTACATCGTCTAGCGAGCAATACAAACTTGCTTCTGCTTGAAGTACTTGACTCTCTCCATCCCTTCTTAACAACTTGACCGGTAGGTCGACAGGACCTATTCCAACCTTTTTTAGTGGTATTCTAGCACCTGGGATCACTGGATCTATTTGTGGATCCGGTAAGTCATCTCCAGGTACGTGTTTATCATCATACTTAAAAACCAAATCAGGCATCTTTCCTGAATAATCAATCGACATTAATTGTCCTCCATGCTATAAAGTTATCGTCTACAGTTTTCAGTTCTAACATAGAAAGCTGTTTACTAAAATCTAATTTTTCTAAAACTATATCATCCACAAGACGATTCTCAATTTTATTTCCTGTATAACCATATACAAATGGCATTGATGTGTCATTAGAACGTATCCAATTATACCCCATACTATAGTAATAAGTCAACTCATTTATTCCTGCATTATCAGATCCAAGTAGATGAGTCTCTTTACCAAATTTATCTGGAGTCATATCATGTTCAATTAAAAAATCTATACATTTGATTCTACCCTTAGTACAGTTTCCACTCTCTATATGATTACCCTGAAAGCTTTCGGGTACGGATAGCTTTGATAAACCTATCACATCAATATTATCCATCCTTACCAACTCTTCATAACAATCTAACCACTCCACTTGCGTCCTACCCTGCGGTATCGCCATGAACTTTGTACTTTCATACAAGCTCTGATCCTTCTTATTCACAAAGTCACAAAAGTCTCTAACTGAGTCTACTGTGTCGGCTCCATTGAACAGTATATCTATAGCACATATTTCATTTGGCAGAGACATCTGTGCTGCTTTCAATACCATATCTTGAGGTACTCCTCTTCCCTCTTGTTCAAACTCAAATGCTGAATTGTCCATAATAGTATAGCCTGGATGATTAGAATAGTAATCACAATATTTCTCGTCTGATAATATCTTGTGCGCTAAACTGAGTTGTCTCTGACCCAATGATGCGTGTGATTCTAAATGTGGTGTGCTAGTAATATAGCATATATCAATTTTCAATTATTCCTCCTTGAATGTTATCTTCAAAGACAGATACCTTCCAATTTCTGTCTCCATATTTTTCTATTAATTTATTTAGTACCATTGAGCCTAGCATCTCACAACTACTGGCTCCAAATTTTTTAATGTACTTTCCTGGATATTCATCTTCAATTATTTTCATAAGATCAATTCTCAACATAATAAATTCTATCTCTCTGTCGTGATGCTCAACATCACACTCGACATAGAAGTGGAAGTCGTGATGATGTTCGTGCCTTAGAAATCCAACCTCAGGAAAATGTTTATCAGCATCGGGCCAATTATGTGTTCCTAACACAATATGCTTTACTTTAATTCTCGCCATTCATATATCCTTCTATCTGTTCATACAAATCATTATAGTTACCACAGTTATCGATGTAATGATCACACTCATCTTGTGCTGTGGTATTAACAAAGTTTTCCGATACGTGTTCGCTCTGGTCTTTTGTCAATCCCGTTCTTCCACCTACGTAAATTACATCTCCACCATTCTTTTTGATCCAATCATATTCAATTTTAAATCTCACATCAGATACTACTATGCTTGTTTCTCCATTAGTACCAAGTTCCTTTACCTTATCTTGAATAGAACGCTCGAGCCAATACGTATCCGCAATTCTATACCTCATATCCATACCATATAATTGAAGAAATCTTCTCACTGAGAACTTGCCATGATTGACCACTTTAGTATCCTGCATGTCCCACAAACACAACTCTTTGTTCTTGATAGATTCAAGCGTCTCCAGATCCATATCAAGATATTTACACAAATCCACTTTCATGGCATCAGCAGCTGCTACGCGATTAAAATCATAATGTTCAACTAAATAATTAGCAATAGTATCCTTACCGGAACCACCTTTACCACACACACCTATTATATCCATTACACCTCCCTTTCCGTATCAAATGCAATTATATGATCTCTTCCGGTCATTCTGTAACCTCGCTCCGCACACAGTTCAAATACTTTAGGATACATTTCTATCAATGTCTCTCTAGTATCACCTGCCGGCATAATATATGTTTTAGATTTTGGTATATTCAACTCTACTCTGAATTGTTCTATCTCGTTAATGTTCTCTTCTGTTCCATCCCATACAGGTTTAAAGTGATAATCCGAATGGTATGAAATCAACTCTTCTATCGTGTCTAAATTTAGCCTCAATCTATTGTGAGTGTCAACAAATTTTTGATCTACTATCTGACCCTTTGGCGTCTTAGTTCCAACCACTGGAACTGAGTTACTAAATTTTGGACTTATACTTAACAAGTGTATTGGTATATCAGTCTCGAATGCATGAGAACCTTCCGTTTCCATCGTGACAAATATGCCTCGATCATCGGCAAAATACATCAAGTCATTTACTAACTCTTGATGCATACTAGGTGATCCACCAGTCAACATCATCTCATCAATCTGTGGATTGTCGTCATATATCTTATGAAGATCGTCCCAAGTATATTTACCCTTCTCGGGATGTATGCTCGTGTACCAGGAATCACACCACCCACCTTCACCAAAATAACATCTATGAGTGCAACCGGTTGTTCGAACAGCTATCGTTGGAATGCCAAATCTACTACCTTCTGATTGTACACATCTGTATAATTCTAATATTGGTAATGTCTTAGACATAATATTCTGCCATGTTATCTTCATGTTCCCAGCACTGAACCTTGTATACCTTTGCCCTACCATTAGTTTCTTTCGTGACTACTTCTTGTAGATATTTTGCTACAAGTTCAGCAAACTTTTCGCATCCAACGCCATCTTCTAATATCCTGAGGTCGATAAGTTCCGCTTCATCTAAAAACTTAAACAATTTTAATTCAGGATCATCAGCTGCTACGCATGTAGTATGATCAAACATGTTTTTCATCCACTCCTTCACACCATTACGTTTGAAACAACCAAAATCTATAACCCAGCCCTTATCATCGAGTTCACCCTCAAACCATACTTTAAAACAAAAGGCATAACCATGAATTAGATTACAATGCGAGTCAGCTCTCCATTGTCTAAATGCTGTGCTGTATCCTATAAATCTTTTATAACTTCTATGTTTACTCATTATTTTTCCTTTTTGTTTTCATATCTTACGTATTCAATAAAAAACCAACAACAGATTGCCATTACAGTAAGTGGCATTAAATTAAATAATATTATCATATATTCTCCTTGTACAATACTCATTATAAATTCTTTAGTCAACATTTATTTTAAAAAAACCTTGCAAGTGTATTTCTGGGATCAGTAGGTGGTGCCCACTTCATAGCATCATAGAAAGTAATTATTTTATTCAAAGCTAACTTTTCATATAACTTTTCTATATCAATATAAACCTTTACAAACTCCATTATCTTATCCGGATTGTCTGTATTCTTGAACGCTACTTTATTGATCCCATATGGGTTTGTCTTCAAGTATACCCATTTTATTTTATCTCCACCAACCACTTCAGTATATTGGTCATCTACATCCATATCTTTTAACATTGAGTTATAATTTATTGCTGATTGTACATGTGCTGGAGTTCCTTTGACTGATTTATTACCTGGTCCTAAAAACTTTTTTATTTGTTTTATACCTGTGGACATTGCGATATCTACTATGGGTTCTTGTTTCATGTTTCGTTTGAATGATACTACAATATCATCTATAGCATCTTTAGTCTTACCTTTGAGTAGCCCTGTGACGACCTCTGTTAATAGTGTCTTGAAAGATTTAGGAAAATTACTTCTGACTATGTCTATACCCTTGACTAATAACTCATCAACTCGCATACCCTCAGAGTCTATAATCCACAAGCTATACCTCTTCTTACTTATGAATATGCCATTTGGAGCAACCACCTCTTGTTTGAATACAAACCGATGTTCGTCTATATTAATCATACGTTTTGCAAACATATTAAGTGAAGTGTTGATATAATCTTGAAACTTTTCACATTCTTTCAGTGTTAAGTCTACCATCACATCATGATCTGTAACATCTACTGATTTATCATTCTTTTGTATAAGTGGTAATGCACTAAAGAATAATGAGTCGGTATCAATGTATATACAATAATCCTTCTCTACACCCAGTTTTTCTTTATAATAATGATTACCCGCTCGTTCCGCATATTTAATCATAGCTTGTCCTGTTGTAGTAACAGACATCGCATTCTCGAGATCGTAGTATCTAAACACTGGTAGTGCCGCAGCTCCGTACATAGAATTTAATAAAATTTTCTGTGTATACTGTTTAATATCAAAAATATGAGCCGATTCTTTGTCTCCTTGTTTGAAGAACTTTTTTCTAAGATTTTTGAATTCAACTCGTTCATCAAACCACTCATTAAGTATTGATGGGATCAAACCTTTGATGTCCGTACGATATAATATTCCATGAGCTGATATAGCTATCGCATTATCATCTAAATGGTTTTTCATTCCTTCATGATCAAAAGTTCCTATCACCTTACCCTTCAAATCTTCTACTCTATATTGTACATCTTTCTTACGAGCATATTTTTCAGCATCCCATCCAATAACACGACCCACTTTTGTCTCTGGGGATATGTTCAGACTCATCATAATATTAGGATACATACTAGCAGCATCGATATCAAATACCCATTGGTGCATTCCCACTTGAGGTGATTTCACAAACGCTCCTGTGATTCGTTCGTCACGATCCATATGAGCTACATATTCCGTATTGGCTTTTGAGGGAGCTATTACACCCTTACGTTTCAAATATGTAAGTATGGCTCCATCTAATAAATGTGATGTAGAGTATATACTCTCATATGGTACATGACCTTTATGAGCAAGAGCCCTTGCAACATCCATATAGTTAAGTTTATCGTCTAGGAGTTTTAATATTCGAACGTCGTTAATGTTATATTCTATGAATTTGTCTATATCATTTGCATATAAATCATTTAGAGTTCCCTCATAGGCAACCTTCTTTACTCCAACTTCCAACGAACCTATATCGTCGAGTTTATATGATGGTCTATCTCCCATACTAAACTTCATGTATAATCTATAATAATCAAGACATGATATACCAGCTATCTTGAAAACGTTCTGTCCTCTGTTAAAGATAACTGTACTTATTGGTGACAGCTCGTTAGCTAACTCCGTACCAAGTACCACGCACATTCTGCTGTATAGATAAGGGACGTCAAAGTTGTCTATGTTCCATCCACTGAATATAGTTGGATTGATTTGTTTGACGAGAAGTATAAAATGTTTGAGAAGCTCATCTTCTGTAGAAAATACTTCAATGTCAATGTTATCTTTAGATTTTAGTGTAAGTTTATTGTTTAGATCTAGGACTCCAACATAATATTTGTCATCTTCTTGATCGTATACAGTAAATGATAATATTCTATTAATTGGATTGTGCCAATCTGGAAATCCTTCAAGCACTTCTGTTTCTATATCAAAATAAAGTACCTTATGGTTTACTGATGGTTCATCTGAATTATGATACAAGTCGACTAATGTACGCATTTCAGGATTTATATCAGATTCAAATAATTTAGAAGTGTCTTCTTTTTTCCAATACTTTATCTTTTTGAGTTTATCTCCGTATAGAGATCGGAGAGTACCTGATCTGTTTTTTTCATATGCATACTTTTTGAACGGTAGCATAGTGTGACCTTTTTGATCATCCCACAAATGAATTAGTGGCTTAGCTCCTGTCCAACTTATAAAAATATTCTGATACATCTAAATAACCTTTTGAAATTTACTCAATCTTTCAATTGATAGCAACTATTTTTTATAAACAATCTCCAATATTATGCAGGGGGAATTTGATCCCCCCACACAATTGTATTTGGACTTAAAAATTAACCGAAAGTCCTACGTTGAAGTTCCTTGGAGTTCCAAGAAATACTTCAGCGTTATGAGCAGCATGAACTTTATCACCATACCCATTATACTTACTGTTATCCACAGCATCTTGTACATATACATTATCCAAAGCATTGAATAGATGAGCGCTTAGTGTCATATCTAATCCAGCTACTTGAGGTAATTTATATGATAGATGTAAGTCCAATTTGGAATAACCAGGAGCTTTCCAAACCTGTGATCTATCAACATCATCTCCATCTACTTCACGAGAATCAGGTGACCAATCAGAATAATTATCATCGTACATTTTAAACAGACCCTGTATATTTAATCCCTTGATAGGTTTGATCGTCAGACCACCTACATAAGCTGTTTGTGGCATGTCACCGACAAATAGATTATTGAGAGCGTAAGTATACTCTGTTGTTTTCATACCAATGACTTGATCGTTATCATTATACTCTTGTTCTTGATAATCACCTTTAGCGTCACCATCAAACTTCCAAGTACCTTTACTAAGAGCCAAGTCTAAGTCTACCATGCTATGAAGAGCCACTTTAGCTTCTACTTCATAACCTGTATGACTTTGGTTTACACCAGATAAGAATATTACATCAGTATCGCCTGAATCACCTTGCCCTGTCATTACTGACTTAGTAAGGTTTCTATCAGACCACTGTGTATTGTATCCATTGACCGTTAGAGCAACTTTATCACTCTTGTAGTCTCCACCTACTTCACTACTAAAGAACTTTTCATTTGCTGGATCTGAAGCTACTGAGCCATCATTATAGATTACATTATCCATAATAGGTGGCTTTTGTACAAACCCTACGTTAGCAAATGCTGACATTCTATCATCTAAATTGTAGACTGCTCCACCCTTTAGTTGATAAGTAGTAATTGTCGGTGCTTCGATCAACAAATCCTCTACTGTAAAATGGTCTTGATAAGTATATCCTATTGTGGATAAACCACCCATACCATAAACATTATACTTTTCTGTATCGTAGTTACCTTGTATGAATGTACCAATCCAATCTACTGTAGTATGATTGTGATATGCTATGATGTCGCCCAATCCAACCTTTTTACCGTCTGATTTATTATCATCGGCGTAATCTACATAGTAGTCTCCACCCAATAAATCACGAACTTCACGAGCGTGTTCTATTTTAGCAGTTCTCCAATCAATACCCACTTGAACTTCTAGCTCATCATTAACAACATAGTTAAGTTTTGAGATAGCTCCAAATGTATTTTGACGATTAATTGAATTACGAAGTATACCGGTAGATTTATTTTCTGTTTCTGAGAAAGATGAATCTATGTTATCAGAATTCTGAGCGATCTCAGCGTTCCAATCCCACATCCAAGGTGAACTTGCATACCAAGAATTACCCTCTACTGCTGGTGTTCTTGATACACTTCCATAAGTTCCCGTTCCACCACCTGAACCACCAGACCAATACGCAACAGTACTCAAACGTACCTCATCGTTAATGGTTAAAAAGTGGTTAATGTTGACTAACGGTTTATGAAAAAAGTTCTCTCTTTCATTTAGAAAATCTGAACTGAACCTATCCTGTGTTTTGTCTCCATACATATAAAAGTATTGTTTACCTTTATAGTCTGAGCTAACAGGAGCCCAATTCTGGTTGTAAAATCTGCCAGCTTCAGTTTCAAACTTCTCTCCAACAACATAAGCAGAATCGTTATATCCAGCAATATCACCAGCTAACTCTTGTGAGTAAGTAGCAATGTTCTGTTTATATAGATTTTGACCATGTCTTTGAGGAGCTCCGATCCCATACAACTCAAAACGTTGTTTGTCACTTACAGCATATGAAAGACCTGCATAGTAAGCCCAAGCATCCGTCCACGTTCCACCAATGAATCCATCACCAGTTTTACGAACAATCGTACCACTCAAGGCTAACCTATCATTGATAAGACCCGAGTTGTAGTTCAAGGTAGTCTTTAGGAATCCACCCTCGCCTACCTCTTGCTTGAATTTACCACCTTTCTCCATAGCTGCTGGGTCGGTAATGATGTTCATGGTTCCACCAATAGATGGTGTAGCGAGATTAACAGCTGATAGACCTCTCTGCATCTGAATTGAAGATGTAGCGTCACCCACTCCATCCCAATTAGACCAATAGACCCATCCGTTCTCCATATCGTTCTGGGGAACACCATTTATCATCACGGCTACATTTCTTTGGTTGAAACCTCTTACGTTGATACGAGCATCACCCGCACCACCACCTTGCTGAGTTGCGTATACCGACGGTGTTGTATTAAGAATCATTGGAATGTCTTGTGAACCAAGTCTAACTTCCATATCCTCTTTGTGTATTGTCGTGTATGCAACGGGTGTTGTTTTATCAGCTCTCGAAGCAAGAACCTCAAGTGCTGACATTGATACCACATCGACTTTAAGATTAAAGTCGACAACAGCATCATCTTCTCCAACGACTACACTTATAGTCTTTGAAGAATAACCAATATAAGAAGCAGTGACGTCGTATGTTCCAGCAGGTACATCTTTGATAAGATAACTGCCTTCGCCGTTGGAAACTGAACCAAGTTCTGTTCCTACTACTACGACATTTGCCCCTTGAAGTGGTTTTTCACTATCTACGATACCTGATATAGATTGAGCAAACAATCCTGTCATCATCATAAATAATGTTACTAGATTACGTATATTCATTTACGTTCTCCTCGTTTAGATTAAGACACATTTTTTCACAGGTGTGTCAGCTGCCTGTCCGCTTTTAGTTTGCATAATCTTGGTCGTCGTTATCACCAGTCGTAGGTATGATTTCACAGACATCGTTGTTACAAAACTTGTCTATATCAGCCTCCTCGTTCTTTATAACACCAAACGACAACTTAGATATCTTGCTAACTTTTTGTTCATATGTTTTTTCGTCTATAGACTCGTATGGCATTTGTTTATATGCTCCAAGTTCATGTCTTGGTAACAAACTGATACCTTTCAGTCTATATTGGAAGTAATTTAGTACTGCAGGTAATTGGTCTGCCTCTGTTTTTGGATCAAAAGTAGCTGTACAGCTAACTTGATTATCAGCCCAGTGTCTTTGTAAAAAGGCTGCTAAGCTAAACTGCTCCCACACAGACAATTCTCCAACCGTTCTTATACCTTCACCCACATCCACCGGAACTTCTACTACTACAGTGGAATCTTCTGATCCGTATGCAGGTTCTATGTGATAACCTGATTTTTTCATAGGTCCAATAAGATCACTATGTTTGCTTAATCTCATTCTCCTAATATAAAACCTCGATTCCGGATAATGCATTCCTGGAGTAGCACCAACCAATAATGAAACGGTACCTGAAGGTTTAACTGATGTTGTTTTAATTGACTTTGGAACAGCAAACCAATCACTATATTGCTTATCCCATTCTTGTATCGTATCATATCCCGTCTCCAGCCATGTTCTAAGTTCTTCTATACCACGCATTGTTAAAAATTGAGCTACACCACTAACAGAACATCCTATTCTTCTATTACGAAGCATGACTCTATTAGTTTCAGGCCAATGTGTTTTTCCCAACGTGACTGTCTTTGCATACAAATATGCATATTTAAGTGTTTTTTGATAGTCTTCTAACGAATCGTGATTATATGGAAACGTTTCTACTAAACAACACAATTCGTATGATTCTAGTGATTGTTCCAAACAAGGATTACCTCCCATAACTCTATGGTCTTTGTTATCTCCACCATTCTTCATGCGAGAGTATTGTTGCATGTTTTCTAGCCAAGCAAAACCAGGCTCACCATTATCCACAATCCGTCTACATACATCAGTGTAATCCATGCCAAGTTCTGCAAATATACTATTATTACTTGTCCATCCATATTGATCTCTGTGTGGGTTCACTTCATAGTTCTTTAGATCTAAATACTCTTGATTGTGTGGGTCACCAAATACAATCTCAGCAGTTCTTCTTACATTACCTGCTACGACACATTTACCAATCAGATTCATTATATCTACAATAGTCGTTATAGTGATAGGTTCACCCGTATTACCTTCTAATATTTTCCTAATGCTGTTGTGAACTTCTTCTAATGGTTCATGACCACTAGAAACTCCACCAAAGCCTTGAATGGGCGCTCCTGCTGGTCTAACCTCAGAATAATCAAAGCTGACTGGAGCTGTACCGTGAAAATAACTTTCCAATAGTTCTTTTAAAGACTCTACCCATCCTTCTCGTGTATCTGGAACTACAAAGATGGTTTTAGCTCTATCTTTGTTTATTCCTTTAATTACAATCTCTCCAGCACCCTTAGTATCGAATCCAACCCCAACTCCTAACATGGACGCGTCCATTAAGAAACAAAAAGGTTTTGCCATATCATCCTTAATTGTTTGCGTCGATACAAAAGCACAATTATTTAGAGCCGCATAAAGATTACGTTCTTCTGTAATTGGACTTCCCATAGCCCAAAGTCCTCTACCTGGTGGTAAGAACTTCATGTTCCATATTCTATCATACATTTCTTGTGCAGACTTTTGAGCTTGCCACGGATTCCACCCTAACTCATAAGTATCAATTCTTTCCTTCTGCATCGTGTATGTACCTTCTACAACCCTCTGTACTGTTTCCCACCACCTCTCGTTCTTTCCATCTTGTTTAACACGAGAATATGTTCTCATATAAACAAGTTCTCCCAAACCATTGAATCCAAAAGGAGGTTTCTTTCTCTTATATGAGTTAATGAAATTATCAGTAAGTTTAAATTTTGTTTTTTGCATAGTTAGTTATTATCCATAAGTTGTTCATATTTATTTGACAGCATTTTCTTGGTAAGATTGTCTCTGTTGTCTATTTTATCTTGCTGTTGTTTTCCACCAACAGAGTCCGTGTAATAAATATCAATGTGACCATTATTAGTATTGACTTTTGCTGGATAAGTTAGTCCATCTGGACCAAATCTATTTTTTATTACGTGGAATCTTCCCGTGTTACCTATCTTGTCCTCTACCTTACGAGATAGCGACACAACAAAGTCTGCTGTCATAATTTTGATATATGACTCAGCAACCTTTCCAGCTTCTATTACATCCTCATCTAAAGCACTTCTGTTAGCTTGACTTGCTGTCCACACTGGTACTTCTAGTTCTCCAGCAAGACCCCTGAGATCCTCATAAATGTTACCTAGAGCATGTCTCATTTCCTTGGATGAGCCTGAGTCTCTCATAATATCTGCATAGTCTACTATTACCAAATCCGGAGCTCCTTCAAGAGTAGTTAATCGTTGTAAATGTGCTTTTATTGTATGTACTGTAGCTGACTTGGTGGGATAATACTTTATATACAAATTGCCCTTGAGATCAAAAACCTTCTGAACTACTTCATCTTTATGAAATTTTAAATTTTGATTAGCTATTCCTGTAAAGATACTATCATACCTCAATCCTACATAACCTTCATTTAGTTCTAACGAATAATGTACAATTTTTTTACCACTCTTTATAGCAGATGCACCTATTGCTGATAACACCCAACTCTTTCCAGCACCCGCTGGTGCTACTACCACTCCTAACTCACCACCACCTAAACCTCCCTGCATGAGTTCATTTATAACTTCCCATGGTGTTTCGACTGTATCTCTAGCCATTTCTTCATACCGTTCATCTATCATGGTTTGATAGTTATGACCTATATCTCTCTCCATACCAGCCTTCATGGCTTCGTCTATAATTGATTTAATTTTATCAAAGTCTCCATCATACTCCAGTATCTCTACTGATTCCATAATAGCTGTCTTGAGTGCTTGGTTTTTGAAAAAATCTATCGTTTTATCTTGAACAAATTCTAGATCCGGTGCTTCGTATGTTTGATATACTTCCTTCAACGTCTCTATCACACTAGTCTTGAGAACTTCTTGTTCTATAGAACTAACACCGACCTTGAATGCATCTATGGTGATTGCTTTGTTGTATTTGATGAAATATTCTTTACTATGACGGATTATCCATTTTTTAGCATCTCCGTCATAGTATTGATCGTCCAACATATCAACTACCTGCTCTAAAAACTTCTTGTCGGTCATTAGAGATACTATGCTCTTTATTTGAAAAGCATGGCCAAATTGAGATAGTTTACTAATTGCCACTCAGACCTCCAAATCTATCTAATCGTACAAACTCAATTAGCCAGGAATCCATATTAGGTATGGCTCCGTTCAATTTATCCTGCACGAACATCGTTGAAAATCTAAACTTAACCAGACGAGGTATCTTTCTGATTAGAGCTTGTTGGATATATCTTTTGTTGTGATTACTTAGGTCTACGTCATGTAGTTGCATTAACAAATAATTCCGTTTTATTATCATTTGGTTTTCTCGGATCTGTTGCAATATTTTGTATTTATGCTTTGGATCATCACTAAACTTAATGACATCCTTAACAGTAAAGCTACTGTTTTCTGTCAATTGGGGAATATATTTTTTAATCGTTTTTAATCCTGCACCCTTTATACCTGGAATGTTGTCGGATTTGTCACCCTCCAACGTTCTTAACGTAATAAAGTTCTCTGAAGATACACCATATTCTTCTTTTATCTTTTCTGGTGTGTATTCTATCTTCTTTGTAGGTGACCACACTGTCACTCTTTTCGTTATCAATTGGTAGAAATCTTTATCTGTACTCATGATAATTATTCTGCTTTTTGGTAATAACGAGGTCGTCAGATATGCAATAACATCATCGGCTTCACAATAATCTATACTCATTATCGTGACTGGTAATTCCTCTAAATATCTAATAAGTCTTCCTAGTTGGAGTTTCATAGATTGTTCTTCATCTTGAGGTGCAGTACCCCAATCTACGTTTCTATTGAATCTTTGTTTTACTCTACGGTTGCCTTTATATTCAGGGAAAATCTTTCGTCGCTTCTTAGAGCCACCCTTGCCATCAAATGTAATAATGCACCTTGTGGGTTTTATCCTATTGATTGTATATCTAACAGATTTCAAGAAACCTATTATACCACCAATATGGATACCATCATCATTCAATGCTGGATTAGCACTAAAAGCTCTAATGAAAGTGTTAAGTCAGAGACCATCAATGATGAGCACACGACTATTAATGTCTAGTGACTTCTCATCATTGATGGCATGGTTCTCCTCTAACTGCTCGAGAATGTTATTATATCGTTTATGGACTCCCTTAGAGTTCATCTACCACATCACTCGTTAGCTTTACATCATCGATACCTAAAGTTTGTGTTTGATATTTTAGAATTGATTTCTCACAAATTAGTTCATATACATATTTACGTAATTTTTCATCACCATCTAGAATATCATTCCATTCTTTAGACTGAAACTTAATATCTTTCCCAGACGGGTCGGTAAGTGTGTACCAAGCCCCTGCCTGTTTAATCAATTTATGTTCCTTTAGAACTGATAACCATCCTCCATAGTCATCAACCCCTCTATCGAAGTACAACTGAAACTCACTCTGTCGAAGAGGTGGTCCCAATCGATTTTTTATAACCTGAGCTTTAACCTTCATACCAATTGTATTGTTCTTGGTATCCTTTATCTGACCTGTATTCTTGAGTCGAACGCGGGTCGAAGCATGAAATGGTAGAGCTTTTCCACCACTTGTAGTCCAAGGATCACCGAACATTACACCTAACTTCTGGCGAAGTTGGTTTGTGAATATTAAAGCTACTTTTTGTCTTGCTACCATCTGAGTTATCTTTCTCATAGCTTTAGAGATGATAATTGCTTTGCTGGTAGCCCATCCGTCCTTCTCAAAATCTGCATCCATTTCAACCTTAGTTGAAGCGGCCGCTAAACTATCCACGAGTATAGTGACTAATTTATTTTGATCTGATTCACGAATTTTTGTTATGATGTTCTCGATAGCTTCAAAGATTTCCTCTACAGTCTCTAATTGAACATAGAGCATCTTTTTAGTATCAATACCAATTGCCTCTAAGAATTCTCTCGAGACAGCTGATTCTGTGTCTATATAGACAGCAAGACCATCTTGTTTTTGTGTGTTTGCTAATGTATGGGCTCCGAGAAGAGATTTTCCACTCCCCTCAAGACCATTTAGCTCTGTGATTTTGCCAACAGCTAATCCACCATACGCCCTATTTGATATTGCAATGTCTAACATAGATGATCCCGTGGATATCCATCCCGCTACATCTGTTGGACTATCGTCATTATTCAAAAAGTACGCAACTTGCTGGTGCTTAAACTGCTTGTTTAGTTCGCCCGCAATCACATCTGCGAGCTCGTCATGTTTACTCACCTATTTTGCAAATAGTTTGTCGAAAGCATCATCTACTTGATCAACTGTCTTGGATGTTTCCTTAGACGGTGTTGACATTGTTGTAGATTCACTTACTTCTTCAGTGGCTGATGGATTTAAGTAGTTTGTTAAAACCACTTTTAGTTCATCATATGAAGGTTCCTTATACAACTCAGTGATTTCAGTTTGATTATTCATCAACTTTTCCATTTCAGTTCCATCTTCTACTAAAGCTGTCTGACTTGGTTTTACACGAATTGTAGTCTTCCCATACTGATTGCCTGCCTCTGCTGGAGTCTGACGTTCCACTACGATATCTCTACCAGACATTTCATCTGATATGTCACCATAGTCTGGATCTGCTATGAAGCCTAAGAGTTCTTGATAAACTGTTTTACCAAAACCCCAAAACTTCACACCCTCGAACTCTTTACCTCTTACAACCACAGGAACAAAAGTTCTCATTTTTGGTTCAAGACGTTTACCTTGGATCCACTCATCTTTATCACCAGTACTTTTTAACTTACCAGCAAATTCGTTGATTGGATCTGGTCTACCAAATGATACAGGAGACATGTGTGTCTTATTATCACCCATACTATAATGAAAATACAATTCAATAAATGGATTGCTCTTTTCAAACCTATAAGGTACTATACGGATTTGAGTTTTACCTGCGGGTGGTTTCCAGAATGCGTCGGCTGTAGATTGAGTCTTTTGAAGCGACTGTAACCGATCTTTGATTTGTTGAATATCCATTGATATCCTCCTTATGTTTTATTATTAGTGTTTAGTTTTTATCGTTAAGCGATAACCATTGTACATATATATGTATGAAATTTTCCAAACATATAAGTTTTTTTAAGATAGAATAATTTCGTGCTCATCCTCGTATGTTTTGAGTATTCTCTTTACTAGCGGATGTCTAACACAATCATCTCTAGTAAATGCCATGTGATCTACTCCTTCCACATCTTTTAATCTGTTCCATACATCATAGAATCCACTCTTCTCATATGCTGTGATACCATTGGCCTTGTACTTATCACACTGAGACATATCCCCTTGAATAATCATTTTGCAATTCTCTGATACTCTCGTCATTAATGTTTTTATTTGCATAGGCGATACGTTCTGTGCTTCATCTAAGATTACGTAACAATTCTCCAAGTTAGTTCCCCTTAGAAAATTTAGTACCCCAATTTCTATCTTACCATCATGTATTAATTTTGATGCCTTATCTTTACCCACTATTTTGTCCAATATAGTAAATGTAGATTCGTTATACTGTTGTATTTTAGATTGTAACTCACCTGGTAGAAAACCTAATTTATCCTCATTACCCACATCAACTGTTGGATTTATTATAATGAGTTTATTGTATGGAGTACCTCTTCTCAGTATATCTTGTAGTGCTTTGTATATAGATACGTACGTTTTTCCTGTGCCTGCTATCCCATGACATAAAATCAACTGAGATTCGGTGTTACCCATCTTGTGATAAAAGAGGGCTTGGTTTTGTGTTTTAAACTTTATATTATTAACGATCTTAGGAATTGAACCTATTTGGGACTTGTATACTTTTTTTACTTTGTTTTTCATATCAGTTCTACCATTTATCCTTTGGACATTCAGCTGATTCATAATGAACCTTTACGTTCATGAAACAGCCACATTCTACACATCTGCCATCTTTCTTATTAGTATCGGGATTAGTCTCATCATACAGTAATGCTGGACAGTCCTTACAGATCTGCCATCTGTGTTGAGCTTTGTGTGATTCACATATAACCCGTTTACCTCTGAGAAATAGTTTTAAAGATCTCCATTGTTCTATTGCTAGTCCGCGAGCCATTTTGAGCGACGAAGGTAATGTCTTCTCCACAGCTAGCATATTTTCCGTAGCCTTTATGCTAGACAATTCCTCTTGTGTAGCTGGTCTGTCTACGGTTGGTTTTGGTTTTAGCACTAACTAATTTACACCTAAATGCTTTAGTAGCTTATCCAGCTTAGCCTCCAGGTTTGATAACCTGACTTCCGTACTGGATTTAGGTTGTTGAGTAGCTGATTGTAATCTTTGCACGACTGTATCAGCTGTTACTAAATTTTTTAAATGAGTATTCTGAGATGCCCACTTCTGATAGACCTTCTTCCATGCAGCTAGTTCTGCAGGAGTGGATTGGGCCACTGGTGGTGCAGGTGCTGGACTAATTGGTCTTGGAGTCAACTCTAGCATTTCATCAGCTGATTTTAAATCAATTAAGTGGGAATTTTCATTTAACCATTTATTATAATTCTTAATAAATTGTTTAACTTCCTTCTGCGGAGCTTTCAATAAAGGTACTGGTGGCATACTTGAAACTGGTTGTTGTAGTGGTGGAATAGATTGACCATCTGCCCACTTTCTTAACAAATCTTCATCGCGAGAACCACATACTAAATTGCCTGAGTTGGGGTCGATCAAGAGTGGTGTTCCACACTTGAAGTTGAACTTTTGTTGGAGCTCGTTCATAACCTCTTTGTTCTCTTTATCTTCCAGATCCAACTTGAGTATGTTGTATCCTTCTTGATTGAGTTTGTCTACTACTGGTTCTACCTTTGCGCAATACGCGCATCCTGTAGTGTAAAAATAATACATATCCTGCGTATTCATAATAACCTCTTTGATTTAAATTTCTATAATTTCAAATATCCTAGTTGTGATTCTATTTAATCCTTGGTTGTTTGTTACCAAGATTGTGTTTTGAAAGTTTTCCCATGGGAGTACATATTTAGTATCCAGGATACCGTTGTTGAGATTCTTAATCGTCTCGTTCAATGCATTTATCGTATACAATGTATTTGTGTGCTTCTTCCTATGAAGAGCTATTGTGCTTGGAACTGAATTGTAGTCTAACTCACTAGTCTGCTCTACATTGTATGTGCACATGAATTCTTTTGGCTCATCTTCGTTTTGAAGAACGTATATCTTACCAAATAGTATCGTATATTTCTCTTGAATTGTTTGTACGATACTATCTAATGATGCTTTGTGCGTAAACGTACAGAGGAGTTGTGTGTTCATATTTATCTACTTTAGTGATTCAAAGAGTCTATTGTACTGGTTTACCCATGGATTCTTGGACTCTCCCATTATATCCAAATACAAATCATCCTCTCTCGTCTCGATATAATTTGCAAGTGTCATTCCAGTGTCACCAAAATTAATTGATCCATCTTCTATTCCTTGCATGAGTATACTATGCTTGATAGCTCCATAGGGATCTTCACTAGCTTTTGGTATTTTATCAGCCTCTAAATTGTCATATATCTCTTTGACATCTTCATCGTCATTGAAACTTAGTATAATTGAGTTAAATGCTTGTTCTTTCTTGTCCGGTATGATTCCATCCGCTGCATCTGCAATGTTCTGATCCAAATCTGCTCCCGTTACAGAACCATAAGAGTCATTATCATCGTCGTCTGAATAATCATAAGGATTTTGTGATATTTTGGTATCTCGTTCACCAGGCCCTTTGTCGGAATCACTATCTGGATCGATGTCAAGATCTTTACCCATATCATCCAATGCACTTTGAAGTATATTTCTACCCGAGCTGTCTAGGTTGTTGGAAAAATCCATAAGATCACTATCTGTTGCTCCTGCATCAATGGCACTTTGAAGGTCATCTATTATCATGGTATCAACATCCGGATTATCTCCAAATGACATACCTCTACCTAAGGCATCATATATTCCTTCTTCTGTACCCTGAAGAGCTAATTCTATTGCTTGTGGTTCGTTGGCTTGTCGGACTTTAGCTTGAACCTCT